CGCCTGAGGCAATCCCTCCCCTATATCCACCGGGTACTGTGAACATATCCTGGAGGCGACCATGGGCGGAGATGTAGGCTCGAAGACTTTAGTGGACGGCAACCCTGTCACACGGGGTGAGATCAGGGCTCAAGTGGGCGTGCCGCGGGATGCGTATGCAGCATCCATGGACACGGGCTTGTCCGCATGGTCTCTCATCGTGTGCGAGGTCATGTACGTGGACTGGGAGGCGCAGAGGGTGACTCTGCGGCCACAGTCCGGAACTCGGGAGGATAAGCCCTTCGAGGCCACCACCCCTCTTACATTCCCTGGAGCTGGCCGCCGCCACTTCCTCGGGGCGATGCCGATGGTCGGTGACTTCTGCCTGGTCGGGTGGGTGTCGGGGAACTCGAAGGGAGATGCTGGATCCCGCCTTCCCGTTATCCTCACCTGGTTCCCACCTCCCTGGTGGATGGGTCGGGACTGGGTGCCCGGATCCGACATGGCTCCCGGCGAAGGCCTCTCCACTCCGAAGGAGAGGGACAAGTGGAGCGGCGTCATGGGCCGTGTTCGGTTCAAACTCCGCCACATGGAACCGGGCCACATCGTGGCCTCGTCCGGCCAGGGGGCCGATCTGATTCTCGATGAGGGGGTCACCCTTGCCAACCGCCGGGGGAACGAAATCCGGCTACGGGACCAGGATCAGTCGTTCATCGTTCGTTCGGTGAATCAGTTCCATGCCATGGCTGGAGCTCGGGTGTACGGGGGACCCATCCGTAGGGAGGCAAGCCTGCTTCCCACCCAGATGTTCAGCGACGGGGAGTGGTGGGATCAGCCGAATCAGTATGTTGGCCCTCTGGCGACCCCCTCAGGGTTCATAACCCCAGATGTGCTGGATGATGCCCCGTGGGAAAAGAATGACATGACCCCCGGCGAGATTTTCCAGCGGGAGTCAGGTACGGATGAGGACGGCGAATCCGAGTATGAGGAGGCGTTCGGGACCACCTTTCCCGGCCATGTGGATCCGTACACCTTCCTGAGCTGGGGTCCCTTCTGCGACGATACGGGGTCCCTGAACAAGGGCAACCACCTTCATGCAGGGCGGGAGGTTTACGGCGGTAAGGTCATGTACAGGGTGGGTCTTCGGGCCGCTTCCCCGGGCCAACCTCCCACAGGAGTGCTGAACACCACCGCACCAGGGAGAGGTAAGGCCCTCGATGACAAGGCCCTCTGCGAATACAGGATTGAGGTGACGCACGACTCGAACGGCGTCCTTCCCGTAACGGAACAGACAGACGGGTTCGATGCCGACCGCCTCCCCCTCAGCGATGCGGACAATGCGAAGTCGCCCAACACTCCCTTCATCGAGGCAGTCTACGGATCCGTGATCGGCAACGACCCCTTCGGGGACGACAAACTGTACGGGCTCCCCCTCGTTCCCGTCGTGTTCGAGGGATCCTCCGCATCTCCATCCATCGTGTCCGGCATCGGGAAGCCTGTGGGCGACCATGCGGCGTCCATGTTCCGTATGAAGTCCCCCACGGGGGGCGGGACGACCTGGTGGAGTGTGACCAAGTCAGGAGTCCTGAAGTCCTTCCTCGGGGGTGCAGGGGACAGCGTAGAGGTGTCCGCGGCCGGGAAGATCCGGATCCAGTCAGCGGGAGTTGAACTCGTTGGTGGCGGCATCAGCATGACAGGGACAGGCTCAAGCTCGGGGTCTCCTTGGTCGGTGGATATGAGTGCGCCCAGCGGGGCCATCAAGATTTATGCGGGCGGGCAGACCACCGAGGGTCGAGTAGGGCGCCGGAGCGAGGGGACGAGTTCCGAGGCCGATTCCCCGAGTTTATCCCTCGGGGCTAAGGAAAACATTCTCATCGAGTGTGACCGGAAGGTTTCCATTCATGCGGCCGAGTTGGACCTCACTCGGACGCAGAAGGTCACCATGGGGAGTTTGAACTCCCTCGAGTTTTCCAGTGGCGACAAGCTGGCGCAGTCCGCAGCTTGCCACAGTGTCACGACCACGAAGACATCCGTGGACACCCACTCGGGTGGGAATGTCATGGACGGGCCCGCAAAGGAGGTGAAGATCACCACCAATCCGGGAACGACGGCTGTGCCCTTCACAGTGCAGATGGATCAGTCCATACAGATCGGGGACTGGAACCGGAACATCGACATGGGGGACAACACGCGCGTCTGCAAGGTGGGGGACCAGAACCTCCATGCCTGGTCGGGCAAGGTCATGATGGCCAGCCTCATGGGTGGGAACTCTGTCAAGGTGAGCACCTCTGGGATGTCCACCCTCCTCGGGGTCGGCAACGCTTCAACCACAGCCGCTATCGGATCCGTCAGTTCAGTGGGTCTCACAGGTGTATCTCTCTTGGCCCTCGGAGGTCCCATCTCAATCCGGAGTACATCAGCGGTTACGATCTCCGCACCCGGAGCGGCCCCCGGTCCAGTCACCACTGGAGGCACCCGGTGTACCATCACAGGTATTCCCTACCTCGCTCTGACCAACTGTCAGAGTGGGGTTCTGGTCACCCCGTAAAGGAGGACGGATGCCACTCATCCCATCGCAGATAGCAGTGCAGATCCGCCTGGCCGCCCCCCTCTTCACGGGAACGATGTGGGTTCCAGTGTCGGAGGCCATCGGGATGGCCGTTACCGCCTGGGCCACGGGCCAGCCGCAGAACGTCATGTTGACGGGCATGAACACGGGAATCCTCGGCGGCGGAGTCGTCACCGGCAAACTTATATGCCCTCCAGCTCCCCCTTTGGTCATCGGGGCCTGTACGGCGGCGGGGAACACGGGGCCTATGATGAGTATGCTTGCCACCGCAGCGTCCATCGGGGTGTCCACAACGATCTCCCAGTCGGGCATGTACTCGGGTCCGTCAGCGGGTACCGGTGCAGGCACGGATTTCTCGAAGATCGTGTCAGCCAACCCAGCGACCCTCATAGGCCTCCTGAACACCATGTTGAGGGCTTACACTGGAGGAGGTGGTCCTGGTATCTCTATGCTTGCCACTGGGCTCGGAAACGGTATAGCCGCAAACGTGATGCTCGGTTTCGGGGCTCCGGGTACAGGTGCCGTGGTAGGTGCAGGAGGCCCCGCTCCGGGGGCGGGGACGAGTCCTATGAGCGTGGTGGTGTGAATGGGTGTTTTTGACGGACATGTGCTGAGGGGCCCAAGGGTGGCCCAGGGCAACGCAACGACCACGGAGAGTGCCACCGGAGGGGTCTGTGGGGACGTGAAGTTCCTCGGGAATGGGTGGAGTGCGACCTTCATAGGCTCATGGGGGTCCGAGAACCTCGTCCGAATGTCCTACTACCAGTACGAGAGCGCCATCCTCACTGGCCGTGAGGGTCAACTCGAGGAATACATCGCCTGGGCCGCCAACAGCTCCAATCTCTCCGTGGTGGAATCTGCCTCCAACGCCATCAAGGAGGGGACTGTCGCCATCCCCTGGGGCGACCAGTACGTCTACACGCAGGGCATGGCGAACTTCTCCAGGCCTGTTTCTGGTGAAGTCACCTTCACCACGGGGTCCGACGCCATCACAGGGGTGGGTACATCGTTCCTTTCAGCCCTCTCTCCCGGCGCCTACATCTACTATGGTCTCTCCCGGTTCACGGTGAAGTCCGTCGAATCCGACACGGAGGCCACACTCACGGAGCTGGTGGCCTCCGGCTTCCTGGCTGCTGCGGGCAGCCTTGTGGTCATCGAGCCGCTGGCGGGGGCCTCCCAAAGGGTCGTGTTGACCGACAACGGGGGGCGGAGCATCGCCGGGGTTGTCTCCATCACCATCGTGCTGGGTGACGACGACGAGAATGAGGAGCATGAACTCTACGTGGGTGCCGATATATCGTGCGCCGATCCTGATACGGGACTCATCCTCATCGAGGACACTGACCGTACAAGGGCCCTTTTCCGGCCAGCAGAGGGGAGTCTCCCCGCCATGAGCTCGAAGCGGGGTGACCAGATTCGGGAGGTCGTCTACTTCTTGGCCTCTCCGAGGTTCTGGTGGACGAAGAACGATCCTGAGAACACCAGGTTCGGATGGAACGGAGCTCGTCAGAGGTGGGAACCCTTCAAGGGAGGCGCCCCAAAGAGTCTCGGCAAACTCACTCCCGACGACAGCTACGAGTTTTCCCCCCGCCCAAAGAACCTCACCGTCGGTGATTACCTCCCGGGGACCTTCAACGCTGACGAGTACTGCATGGTGCGGTTGGGTCTCCGTCCCGATTCGAGCTCTGACCCCGTCGGGGATGCAGGGGATGCGAATGGCGGAGTGGACTTCCGGGGGATCCTCGTGGTCCCTAATGATGTAGCTGAGTCTGGGGACTTCGATTTCGGTTCATACGAGCCACCGCCAGCTGCCATCGTCGGTGAAACCTCTGGCACCTTGATCTGGAACCCGCAGATGATCGGCCTCCATGCAGGGAAGACCGTCTGGTACATCTACAAGACGTTCGAGTCCACCTCGAACGGGGCCGTGGGAAAACTTGAGGGGTCAGATAGTAACCCCCTCTTTCTCTCACCCATCCCGGGGATGACCGAGAGGCCCCTTGTCAGGATCGGAAGCAGGAGGTGGCTCCAGGTCATCTACATGGATTCGGATGCACAGCTCTCGGGTGCTGTCGGCGCAGACCCCGCATGGCCGCCCGGGGGGAGTGTCGCAATCTCCCTCTCCACAGGGAAGCTCCATTTCTCACCTTCCGATGTCATCAAGGCCGGCATGGGCGATGTTGAGTCTCCCAACCCGGACTTTGAGAAGGCCTTCGGGGGTGTGGAGGTGTTCTATGACGGCGTGTCGCTGACGAGAACCCCCCAGCCTCCCCGAGCTCCAGTCCTCATCGAGTCAGCCCTCATCTTCTCTTCTCCTATGCCTCCTATGACCATCCCCGAGGCTCCCGCCAATCCAGGCCTTGGCACTTCAGGGGTCTGGCATCTTGAGGACGGGACAGGAGCTGTTCCAGATGGATCTCAGGGCATCAACCACAGGTATGGAGAGTCGGGTCTTGTGCGGAGAGTTGAGGGCATTGGGGACTCCTTCGTGTTCACACCGAACAGGCCGCTTGAGAAGATCAAGCAGTACAACGATGTGGACGACCTGGACGCATTCAAGCTGATGCCCTTCCTGATTAGGAAGGGTCGTGCCTGCATCGCCAAGGGGAGTACTTCCGACGGCACAAAGGCATCCGTAGGGTTGACCGACCTCGTCCGGTTCGCCAACCGCCCCGTCTACTTCCAGCAGTCAGATCTGACTCCTTCCTCCTATGCGGAGGACACCAGAATCGTGTCCAGGATGGAGGGTCCTTACACCTTGAGGGGTGATGAGTCCCTCAAGATCGTCGTGGGCAACCAGGCCGTCGAGTGGACTGCGGCGGGGATCTCCAGTGGGGAGGTATCCGAGGAGGGGGATCCATACCCGGCTGCTGATGTGGCCGACGACATCACTACGACTCTGGCTGCCCAAGGTGCTCCGTACAAGTGCTCAGCGGTTATGAACCGCCTGGTCCTGCACCCAGACATGGATCCCCCATACGAGGGGTGGATTGAAATCCTCCCTGGGTTCAATGGAGTGAAGGATCTCTCTGGCTGCGCAGCTCTCGGGTTCAACCCATTCTGGTCTGTGAAGCACCCCCTTGTGAACCCCGTTGATGCGGGGACAGCGGCAGATCCCAACTGGCTCGCCGACAACGGATCATCCCTGGGTCTCTGGCGCAGCCCCTACAACGAGGATGGCAGTGGTAGTGAGGCCGACTTCTCATCTCGGGGGAGGATGGGGGGCGAGATCCTCGGTGATGTGTCTGAATCACCTTTCGTATTCATCATGCAGGAGCCGCTGGAGGATGTTGCGGGAGTGGACGATGGGGTGTTCTTCGAGATCCTCCGGGGACCCTACAGGAAGCGGTTGGAGCACCTCGACAACATCAAGCACATGTTCCGGGATGGCAAGTTTGCCTGGATTGGCTCGAAGACATCGGCCTTCGCATCCGAGGCCCCCGTGTCGAACATCCCTCTCGGTACGCAGGATGTGATCTCTGAAACTCTCCACCCCGCCCTCGGCGGGTATTTCATGGCTTCCCTCGAGGGGGAGCCCTTCGCCCTCATGCAGGAGGACGAAGACTACATCCTCCCCTACGACGGCCTCCCTGGATCCGCAATCCTCACGGAAACAATCGGGGAGCTCCTCCTGTTCGGATCCAAGGCTGCCTTCGATGAGGGTGGGTCTGAACTCCTGGACGACTCTGCAGCCTTTGAGGACGAAGGGATTCTGGTCGGATACCGCCTGAAGATCCCCACGGGAGATGCTACCGGCTCATACGTGATCACGGCGGTCGAGGACGGCAAGCTCGGCGTGGAACCCGTATTCCCTGCGGGATCCGGCGAGTCCCCGATGGCCTGGGAGATCTACAGGATGAAGACCGTGGACGAGATCGATGCCCAGATGGTGGTCGATCACGTCTATGACCGGTTCAACCATCTCCCCGAGGAACCCTTCATCGTCCGTCTCATGACTGGGACGGGATTGTGTCCCGCCAGCGAGGGTGAGCAATCCTCGGGGCGCCTCTCCGTGGATATGTCCAAGGACATCCTCCGTAGCCGCCCTCTCTATGTCAGGTTTGGTTTGGACGGCCCCGATCATCCCGTCGTCCTTCTCAAGAGGTCGGAGCTTGGGCGTATCGCCAACAGCTCCATCTTCATCCCCCCAGGACCCTCCTTCGATGACCGCACATTCAAGCTCGTGGTCGGACGAACGGAGCTCGCCGTAGGCACCGAGCTGACGGAGGTTGTCGAGTTCTCCGAGGACCCCGGTGCCGGTGCCGGTGCCGAGTTCATCTCCAGTACGGGCGAGGTTCGCTTTGGGAGCGCACTCCTGGAGTCTCTCGATCAGTCCGGGGTTGTGTTTGCGGAGACCTTCACCAATCCCACCTCCATGCAGCAGGGCGATGTAGAGGCAGACCCAGGATCGGGCGACATCAACCTCTCATCCGACGACATCACCTCGTACGCGGGGCAGGATGTCTACTGGGTCGCCCGGATGATCACCGAGGATAGGGCAGACGTGGTCCCGAACCCCATGGCGGGTGCCTTCATGTTCAAGGAACCCCTCCTTGAGGGGCAGATGGTCGAGGTGGAGTATCAGCGGTGTGACCCGGGCGGCGACCTCATCATTGACGAGGATGGCGTTCCTGAACCCCTCATCACAGAGATTCTGCCCCTATTTGTCAGGGGGGAGGTATGCACAAGGGTGTCCGCACAGGTCTATTCCTTCAACCCTGACCTGAAGACCCTGTTCAGGGATGCAGATCCGGTCATCTATGTCGGGGCGGAGATGCAGAACTTCGCCGGTATCGAGTCCTGTGAAGTCGATTGGGACGAGAACCTTCTCTACTTCACCTACGAAGTCAGTGAATCCGCCCGTGTGAAGATCAGTTACGGCGTTCTCGAGGCATTCGGTGGCGAGATCGTCTACACCGTGTCCAAACCACCCGTCTACCGGCCCCCCTTCTACATCCCCGAGAGTGCAGAGTCCTTCAAACTCGTCTCCGACCGAACAGGTGATCTCCTCCCGGGCGCCCTCATGCGCCTCGGGGGTCACATGTTCTACCTCAAGTCCGTGGCATACGATGCCGGATCCAATACCACTTCCGTCGGGATCTTTCCGCCAGCTCCGCCCAACGGAGCCGGATCACTGGCTCCAGGGAACGATGCCATATCCTTCATCACCGCAACCCCTGTGTCATCCACCGTGGGTGGGGCGGTTGTGGCTGATGCCCCCGAAGGGTTCATGGTCACCCCGGGTGCGATCCTCGGACTCGACTCCGAACCCGTCTGGGAACCTGTATCGAAGGGACGTGTGGAGTTGGTGTTCCTGGCCGACCTGTCCAAGGTTGTCCAGGCGGGCCACCTTTTGGAGATGGCCGGCATCCCGTACACCATCGTCGCCGTTCAGGTTTCGGAGGATGGCCGGAGGACGGCCCTCTCGATCACTCCGAACTTTATACAAGGTTATGCCTTCGGGACCGATGAGGTCAGGCTTTCAACCCGACCCGTCTATCCTCAGGGGAACATCAACTACATCGGATCGGGCCCATACCTCTTCGACCTCCCCTATGAGATCGTCCTGTGGGGTGAGAAGGATTCGGACGGGACCGAACTCCCAGGAAAGACCCTTGCGGCGGGTGTTGACTACAGTGCCGACCCCAACACCGGGGATATTGCCTTCCAACTCCCCAAGCGTCCCCATGTCGAACCTGGTCAGAGGCTCACCTTCTCGAGGACCCGAGTCATCATGGCGGTGCCCTCGGTGCAGGACGGTGTCCTGATGTTCCCGAGGTTCGGGGCTAGATACAAGCACGGCATCCTCCCCTCCGACGACAACGGATTGAAGTCGGCCACCCTCCTCGGCACATATACGTTCCGGTCTCCGGATACGTTCTATTACCGGGCGGTGCCCCTTCTCGACTACATGGGGGAGGTCTCCGTCCAGATGATCCAGGAGATCAAGGCGAGGGGGGCTTCATATGGGGCTTCTACGGGAGCTGGCGGTGGTCCGAAGAACTGGGACAACGGAAGGGTGGGGCTCAAGGTCGAGCGCACAAGCCTCTTGGACAAGGACCGGGCGGCCAGGAAGTACCTCGGTTTCTACAACAAGGTGGTCGTCTGCTTCGAGCAGATCAGCGAGACTATCACGGGACGCATCGTGGGCGACCGGGATCGCAAGTTCCGGTTCTGGGTCGGTGAGGGCCTCGAGTGGACTCCTCCGGGATGGGAGAACCCCGTCACGGGGTTCTTGAACCCCCGAAACCTCTGGGCCACGGTATTCATGGAGCACACGGGGAGCACCGCAGCTGCGATGCGAGCCGACGAGGACGATTGGGTGGTCGTGCCTTCGTCGTCATATCTGGACGAGGGTGCCATCGACGGGGACTTCGTGGATGCGGATGAGATGCGTTACCTGATCACCCGCCAGCGGGAGCTTGTGAAGAACGATGTAGATGACCTGGTCATCGTTAGCCGTAAGCGGCCTACCATCCTCTTCAGGCTGTTCCCGCTCCCGCACTTTATCTTGAAGGCCAAGGGCCGCTACGAGAGACTCTCTGAACCCAATGAGTTCTCCCGGATCTTCCCAGAGCGGGCGAGGGCCTTCACCAACCTGTTTCCCGGGGTGGGAAACAACCCTCCGAAACAGGACTACGGGGAGCACCTGTTTCTCGGCATCCGGGACTGGAAGCTCAAGAGCACGTTTTTCAGCACCTCGGGGACCATCTCGAACCCCGTCCTCGGGACCATTGAGAACATCTTCTCGTGCCGGTCTGGCCCCCGGACCAGCCGAGCTCGGATCTTCGCATGGAGTCCTTCCGGATTCCCAGAATATGACGCAGTACTCGGCACCGACTTCACTACGAACCCGAGGCCCGCCATCCTCGCTACGCCGGGCCTTCTTGCGGACTTCCCCCTGAATCCCGATACGGGAGCTCCGGATCCTGACCGCATGGCCGCCAACAGTGAAACCGGGGGTCCCGATCTGACCACCGGGGACTGGGAGATCAGCACCCCGCCCTGGACGCCCGGGACAAAGGTCCAGTTCGGCCGTCCCGATGGCACCGTGTTCTCCCCGGGCCATGAGGTCACGGTGATCTCCATTTTCGGAGCCAAGAAGGTGAACCCCGTGTTCGTGGAAGCGATCCATGCGGGGTGCTGCATCACGTTCAACGACAGCGACGGGGACGCCGTCCTTGATGCAAACTCGTTTGTGGAAGTCACCTCTGAAGATGGGGGGACACCGCTTGAACTGTTCAAGGGGGACACCGTCATGCAGTCCCTCGGTGCGGGAGCTGAAGTCGAACCATCTGACCCTCCGACACTGGAGGATATGGCCCGCTTAGCTGCCGCCATGCCTGGGTATCGAACAGGGTTCGACATCAGTTACAACGGACGCCGTGGGCGGTTCAGGGACATGTCCCTCCCCTCGTTCAATGACCCCACATTCTTCGGCCTCCAGGAGATCTTCGGCCAGAATCCGCCCAAGCCCAACACCCGTATCGAGTCCGAGGTCCTGTTCCACCAGTCCGAGCTTGAGCCCGTTGAGATCCCTGCTCTTCTCGGAGAACCCAAGGATGACAGCGGCGACTACACCCTCCCCTACCTCGGGGCAGCCAATACCGAGATCCAAAGGCTTCAGGCGGCACAGCGGGGCGGTATCGACGTCCTCATGTCGGACTGCTCGTCTCTCCACGCAACCTCCGCCGCTGCGGGGCAGACATGGAAGGCGGTGTACCCGGACGAGGTACTCGGAGCCGACGGCGCCGTGTCAGGATCCGGGGACAATCCCGCTGCTATGACGACTGCTGCGGACCTCCTACCCGTGGCAACAAACGGCGGGTACGACGACCATACTGGAATCGGTGATTTGCGCCGGTGGGATCTCCTTCTCATGGAGGCCGACGACACCAGCCCCGCAGTCGTGGAGGGCGCACAGGGCATCCTCACGGTCGGGGAGGTGACCGACGGCATCATCGAGACTCCGAGGTTCATCACACCGTCCCCGGCGGGTGCCCGGATCTCGTACAAGGCTGACAAGGCGCTTGGGTGGGTCGCCGATGACGAAGGGTATGCAAGTGGCCTACGGGTGGATCAACTGTGGATCGACAACACCGCAGACCCCGTCGATGGGTTCGAGGCCGGCTTCCGGTGGACGGAGACCAGGCTCAGCTTCAGCTCCGTCGGGTCGGGATTCATCACTCTTGATGATGGGGACGAGGGCGGAGAGTTCACGTCTTCGGGGATGCCCGAAGGTGGTCTGAACGACCTGTTCGCCAATGCGGAGGCGGGAACCACCCTGAAGCTCAACATTCTCCGGCGGCCAGCGGACCTCGCAGACCCGCAGGCAGGCGACGGCGAAGTCAAGCTCGAGCTGTGGATCAAGAAGACCAGCTCGTACGCCGCAGGGGAGGGGATCGAGGACTGCGACTTTGAGCTCAGCGTGGACGGAGGCGGCACCTGGACACGCCCGAGCGTGTTCTGGGTCGATGTGGATGACCCGCCCGATGGCATCCCCGAACAGATGTACAACGGACCACTGGTCTGGTTCCACACCGCCTCCGGGGTGGACGACATCATCATCCGAACCGTCCACCCGGAGGACGAGCACCACGATGCCACGGACGGGGCGGGCATCGAACCTGGCGGCTTCGGCTATGACCCCTCGCCAGTAGTCGATGGCGGTAACGGATACCTGGACACACTCTACGTGCCGGGTTTCGCCGACGAGGACAACGTGGCCGTGTGGTTCCCGTGGGGCGACTTCGTACACGTCGCAGAGGACAACGAGGACGACCCAGAGTTCTACCCCCCAGGCCACCCCAACGCGGGTGACCCGAACCTCGACTACCTCGTCGATCACTTCTACACATACGGGGGGGCGGACGGATCCATCAGCGCAGACGACCTGTACCTCGGGTTCTACATCGACCTCGATGTCGTGGAGGGGCGCACGGCGCTCATCGGTGAGGACAGGCTCACCTTCGGCGACACGGTCGACTTCCGCACCGCCAGGCCCAGAGGCTACCAGCACCCATTCTCCTTGATCTCCCTCGAGTTTGAACTCTACGACATAGCGACGGAGACTGCACTGTGGCTTGCGGGCACGCCGTGGTCGGTCATGTCCACGGTGAACGACCCCGCAACATCCATGAACGAGGGATCCCGCCTCACATTCTCCGCCCGACCCATCGGGGCCGGGACATACAAGGGCGTGGGGTGGTGGGGTGCCAGCTTCGGCACCGTCAAGGCTATGGCCTGGGAGGGTCATGGGAACACCCCCATCGCCTTCTCTGGCGCTCTGTTCTCCGCCGTCCCCTCGAGTCAGCAGGGCAAGGACTCACCCGCTATCATCTGCGGGGGATCAGGGGCCTTCGGAGGGGCCTTCGCTGAAGCGATTGCGGATCCCCTTGTGATCGACACGGTGACGCCGGTCCTTGAGAACCGCATCCTGGTTTACAACGAGGGGGCCAGCGTTGCCTCCATGGAGGCAGGCCCCGTGGTGCCTGGTGATGTGGTCGTCGTACAGCAGGGGGTAGAGAGTGCCCTCGGGTTATCCACTCTGGAGCGGGGAACCAGCCGTTCCGGTACATACCTGGTCAGACACGCCGTGGCAGCGTCCCCAGTGGTCCCGACATTCCCCACCGTTCCAACGGAGCTCATGGTCAGGGCCCTCCACCTTACGGCTTCTGTGCCAAGCTCGAACGGGTGGGCCAGGTCCTACATGCCGAAGGTAACGGGCGTGGATCCCGACTACCTGGATGCGGGAGGACTCGGCCAGGACCACCCCGACTTCGACCCCTCGACTGCCGAGGCGCAGGACTCGGGACGCATCTGGGTCGAGTCCATCGAGCCCCTCGACTGGAACGGCGCCCCCGCCGATGAGCCCGCCGACTGGACGGGCCATGCCTGGGACGAGTCAGGCGACCTCTACATCCTGCGGGCCTCCGCAGCGACCAACATCGACGAGGACACCTGGCGAGCCACCTCGTACCGAGTCGAGTACAGCAGCATCCACCTCGACCAGAGCTCGAGTGACTTTGACGGGACGGCCTACTTCAAGGTGGACGACGTCCGCACCATCTCCGACAGCATGGCCGACGGCAACGGGACGATCAACGTGATCACCAACGACGCCGCGGGGGATGGTGAGAGGTGGGATCTATTCGCTTTGGAGGTGGGGAAGACGACGTTCGGCATCCGTTGGGTTCCCGTGTCCATTACGGGCCAGGGGCTCCCCAAGACCGGGGCTACGGGGCACACCGAGAAGGATGTGTCGCAGCTCGGGTTCGCCGCCCTCACCGTCCGGCACAACGGCCTCGAGTACGATGAGGGATCAGACGGGGTCTGGAATGCTGGGACGGTCGAGTTCGGGGTCAACACCGACGGGGACCTGGAGGCGACGGCAGCATCGACCATCTCCATTTACGATGCCAACTATCTCGTGCCCACCGATCCGGGGGCCTTCCACGAGGTCGAGTCGGACTACCAGTACACTGGAGCACCCATCCTGCTCGATCTCAAGCTCGTGGCGAACCTGGATTGGCAGGCCATCAACAAGTCATACAGCGACGATGTGATCGCCCCTGCTGCCCATGTGACGGACATCAATGCCCTCATGCCGGGGAGCTCACTCGAGACCAAGTATACGGACCCCGCCGACAACACGGTCACCCACCCCTCGTTCTACGCCGAGGCGGGTCTGTTCCTTGAGCCTTCATTCCCCATGCCGACCGCCGACCTGGCATCAACTCTGGAGGCTGATGGCCCCCGCGTGGTGGCCGCCGCCGACTTCAATAGCGATGCCCTTGAGTTGGCTGCCACCGAGGTGGGCACGCGCGCCGAGGCCGGCTTCATCGCCGATCTCTCCGAGATCGGTATCGCCGCAAAGGACAACTTCCTCTACGAGAGGACACTCGTGAGCGTCCGCAGGATCCGCAGGTGGCACGATGTCCAGGACTCCTTTGCGAACAACCTGGCCGCCCTTCGGTATGCATACGAAACGAGGTGGGGGACCATCGCCTCATACACGCAGACGGGGACATTCGGGACCTTCTCGTCAGCCGAAGGGGGTACACAGCTCGGCGGGTTTGACGATGGTGATGTGAACATCAATCCGGGAGACATGGTCCGAGTCTATTCGGATGCCACCGGAGAGCTCATCGCAGAGGGGGAGATCTCGTCCATCCAGTCTGCGGACACCCTCGTACTGGCCCCGCCGGGTCTCATCGTCTATGACGATCCAGATGGGGCGAACCTGAATGAACCCTGGGAGGGTCTGCGGTTCGAGGTCTATCTGAACATCGCACCTGTCCCCCACCAGCAGTCAAACGAACAACTGCTCGAGCTGGCTACAGAGGAAGTGATCTACAAAAGGACCGCCGTGATGAACGACGGGTCTCAGGGGCAGCAGGGCGGCTACGTTGAGTGGAACTTTTCAGAGGTGGGGTCACCTCCCGATCCTGTAGACCCCCCGGATCTTGCTGCGGATGCCGCCGCTTACAACGTCTGGAAGTCGGCGGTGTACGACGCATCCGTGAACATCCTGACGGACACCGATGCTGGCGTGGCTCCCGGTCAGATCAACTTCCAGCAGATCGGCGTGGACGAGGGGGACATCCTCATTATCGATCCCGCCAGCGTCCTACGCCCACCGGGTTCGGAAAATCTGGAGGAGGATGCTCTCGAGGAGGGGACACGACCCTACGGTGACCTGGCCGTCGAAGGGCGCACCGGGTATGTGCGGGGACGCCCAGCGGAGCTTGACGACAACAGGGGATACTATGTGGTGTCCGAGATTCCGGGACCGACGCAGGTCAAGGTACTCCCCTTCGAGGAATCCCCCTTCGCTGGTAGTCGCATCATCAACAAGGTGTCAGGACCACCGGACACGGCCTTCGCTCTCTACCCGACGGTTGGGGCCTCTGCACTCACGGGGTCTGGGGATCCGTCTGAAGCAGCGACCGAGGCCCAGTCCGACCTCCGCCCCACCGCCTTCGTTGGGCAGGATCTCTTGGATCTGGTGGACGGGGACGGGGACACGGAGCCGCATCAGTACTCGGGGAATCCGTTCTCGATTGCGCCGCTCTCCTACACCATCATCCGCCCAAGTGATTTCTTCTCGGAGGAGTCTCTTGAACTCATTCTGTTCCACCGCGAGAGAATCCTCTCACTCATGGAACACCTCCGACGGGCCGTGGACGGCACCAAGAGGGGGACATACAGGGATTTTCAGGAGCTTCGGCACATCGACGACCTCGGCTCTCCGACAGTGGACGAGGAGGGCCTCGGGCTACTTTCCAATGCCTTCATCTACGGCGTGATGGGCCAGTTCGACAAGTCGGAGTTCATCAATGACGCCGACTGCCTCTCCATCCTGGATCGTAGGGTTCAATGCCAGGACTATGAACTTGATCTTACGAGACCTCCCTACTCTGACCCTGCAGATCCTTTCTATACGGCTATGCGGGATCAAGGGCGGGGAAGACCGCTGGTGGTGGACATGATCGACAACGTACTGAACAACTCCGACCGGTTCCGTGAGCTCAGGTACTCCTGGCTGACCTACCGCGCCCACAGGGTCGATGGGACCCTTCCGAAGGTAGAGCGCTTCGACAGGGAGCTCCCAAAGCGTATCCGGGAAATGGAGAGGATGCGACGCATGACAGAGAAGACGGGGAGGTAGCGATGTCCAAAGACAATATGACTTATGAGGAACTCTTGGAGGCCATGCGGAACCTCGGTCTTGGGCCAGGTCCCCAGGTACTCAAGCCCAAGCGGAACATGAAGGCCTCCGAGTTGCCCTCGATCCGGAAGCAGATGGAGCTTGTGGTGCAACTGGAGAAGTTGATGCAGGCGCAGATCGACAAGGACACCGAAACCCTTGAGGCCCTGCGAGAGAAGGTGAACCGACTGAAGCACGGCGGGGGCGCCTAATGGCAGAAGACACAGCACTCGCTAAATGGGGTTCCATTGGATTTGAGGTTCCACCTCCGTTCATGGAACCCATCATCGACGCGATCAACTCGTTCCTCGAGATGCTCGTCGTCCTCCTCGACATCGTGATGGTGATCCTTCAGGTCGTGAAGGTGTTCGTCATCGGCTTGCTCAGCCCCCTCATCCCCATCCTCGAGCTCATCATCGCCATGCTGGAGGGGATCCTCGGGGACCTCCGCAACGCAGGCTTCTATGTACGGGGCGACTGGACTGCCCTTGAAGCCCAGGTTTCAGCACAGGGGGGTGCCAGGAGTCTGAACCCCAAAGTAGCCGGCCTCAAGGGATGGGACGGGATGCTCCGCCAGTTCATGGGCGGGTACGGCCGGTACGAGGGCCGCGTGGTCAACTGGCTCACCGACGGATCCGATCCGAACAGGCCCAACTTCAGCTCCGCTTCGGGCGTTCTCGGGATGTTCATCGTGGGCGGCGCCGACATCTATGATGTCGTCAAACTCTGGAAGGCGATCAAGACCATCGCCAAGCTGTTCGGCCAGATGAACTTCGACGGCTCAGCCCTCATGCCCGCCGTGGGTTTGGAGGTCCGCTATCAGACCCAGGGTGGTGCCGGTGGGATGTTCAAGGATATGGACGCAATCTGGAAGGAAACCGATGCTCCCCAGGAGGCCGTCCTCGAGTGGAAGTTTGGTTCTCCTCCCGGGGCGGATCCCGCTCTCATGGTGTTCCCACCGCTCCCGCCGGAGGGATGCCTGGTGGAGGTCTCAACGGTCCCAGGCGGCCTCTTTGTCGGGTACACGGCCCCTTCGGAAACTTCAGGGGCGAAGGCCGCCCCCGGGTTCAGCACTGATGTCACCCGAAGATACGGGATGTTCCGCGTCAGCAAGACGTTTGGAGGAGGCCCCCTCATGCTCTATGGGGGTCCGGATGCCGTCAACTGTTACAAGGGGGTCATCGCCGGCGGCTACAAGATGAACCCCGCAGGGTTCGATTTCCCCCCGTCCCGCAGCGACTCTCAGGAGGTGTCGGCCTTCGCCCTCACCAGCCCCAGTGACGCCCACCCCATTTCGATCAAGAAGTGGAGGGACGCAGTGAAGGAGGGAGGGCAGCACATCCTCCAGAGGACCTTCGTGGTGGACACCCGGAGTCTTGCGGGGATGTTCGGCGGCTTCGGGATCCGCCTACTGGCGGAGCACATGCCCTACCCCCTCAAGGAGGTGAAGGATGGGAAGCCGGTGGCTGGAGATGAACCCGCCAAGGAAGTCTATGTGCGGGTCACCCCCATCTCCGGCGAGGGTCTGGACTACTATGGTTCAATAACCACACGGAATGAGGGGTCGCAGGCGCAGGACGTCCAGGTCGAGGATGGGAAGGGTGTGCAGTGGCGACTCGGTTCGGCCACGGATCTCAACAGTGCGACCATCTGGCCGACGCAGGACGACAGAGGACCCACATCGCAGCCGGCCAAGGTCAGCTTCCCCTCCGGGACGATGCTCGGCTTTGCACAGGCCGTGAAGGCGGCCTTCTATGTGGCTACCCTGGTGAGGGCCGACCTCTCGTCCCCCGGCGGGGACAGCAAGTGGCAGGGTGACGCATACAAGACGGGCCTCGAGGGTGTTTCGGATTCCGTGAAAGCGTACATGATGCAGTGGGGCACCGAGGAGGAGTGGTACACGGGCGGGCAGTACGGTGACTTCTCTTTCCGCGTCAGGACCGCCGCCAACCGCTTCGTGTCCGACTTCATGCGACTGGGGACGGCCATTCCAGACTCCGCCCTGTCGGCTCTCATGGAGGCCTACGGGAACAAGCTGATCAACGCCTCCGATGGCGCAAGGATCGAGCTCGGTGGATACAGCATCCCCAGCGGATCCGCCGGAGCTGGCGGCGGGTCCACGGAGCGGGACACCATCATCGGACTCATGGAGCCGCCGTTGGGAACAACCATCGAGTGGTGCAAGAATGCAGGAACTGCGGGACCGGGTAGCGCGAAGACGGAGCTCGGCTCCGCCATCAACTCCGGGAGCGGATTGGGAAGTGCGAGGACGCCGAAAGCGGCGAGGAGAACCACCCTCCTGAACTCTCTTCCATGTCTCCAGGTCGTAAAGGGGAATACGGACTCATCGAGGATGGTGATGGAGGCATACGACAGCCCCGGGACTCCAGCATCGAAGAAAAGGTTGTTCCTTGCTCGTGGCGAGGATTATACTCTTGATGAGGTTGCCGTTGATGGTCGTGTCGTCCTCGTCCCTGCTCGGAATCTGTTCACGGACGACCAGCTCAAGGCAGCCGCGGGGATCTTGAACATCGCCGCCCGTCCCGTATCCTCCGGTGAATGGATCGCCATCCGCCCTCTCGACGGTCTTCTGGCGCCTGTCGAGGAGTTCCTCGAGAAGATCATCGCCACGGTGAAGGCCATCCGCGACGGTCTGCTGGCCCTCTTGGAAGAGATCCTCAAGTACATTCGGATGATCGAGATGCGGGTCATGGAGCTCCAGCAGTTCATCCGGAAGATCCAGGCCATTCTCGCCATGTTCAAGGACTTCGAGATCTCTGGGGACCTGGCGTTCCTCATGGTCACATCAGCCGGCACAGATGGGCTGGTCGCAGACTTCCTGTCCGCCGAGCAGAAGCCAGAAATCGAATCCACTGCCTACGCTTTTGGCGGGTGCGTGGTCGCAGGCGGCATCCCCCTTCTCCTTCTGGAGTTGATCCAGGTGATCATGGCTGCGGCAAAAGAAGAAGAGGAGGAGGCATAGATGTCATTCAACTTCGTAGGTGCCTTCCGGGTCGGATCATACAAGGTGTTCCGAAGGTTCGTGGCCCACGAGCTCCGTGATGTGGACTCCCGCCTCGATGTCATCGAGGCCGAGCTCGAGCGCATAGGGAACATTGAAATCATCTGGAAGAAGACGCAGGACGACACATTCGTCATTCCACTCAACATGGATGAGGATCCGGACATCGAGCAGGTTCCGGTGGAGAGGGTGTCAGAGCAGCGGATAGGCCTCATTGTAGATGGGCCCCTGACCACCATCGGGAAGCTCACCCAGGCGTACATCGCCCAAGGGGGCAACCCCTTCGACATCTCCATGTTCCTGGATCCAGTCGAGGGCATTGGCGTTGAGGACGAGACGACCACGGAGGCCGCGTTCAAGATCGTTTGGAAGCACCCCTCTGGGGGAGTCGCGCACCCCCGCACCCGTGAGGACATTGGAGGCGGCAGTTTCCAGGACGACGGCGGGAAGCTGTCCATCAACAAGGATGTCCGGCTCCGACTCGGGGACGGCATAAGCTGGGACAAGGCCGAGGAATACACGGGCCACTACATAGCCAAGGCGCGGGAGTGGATCACCCAGGAGGTCCGGGAGAAGAGGAACGACCTCGAGTGGCGCATCATCAAGCAGATGGACTTGAGGGAGCAGCTCCGGACAGAGAGGGATCACCTCATCTACCGGGCGGCCAACGGAGTGTTCGCCGAAACCACCCTCGACACCCAATCACACGACCTAAGCCTTTCGGTGCCCGCCATCCTCCACCACATAGACGACATCATCTTCGCCAAGACCGAGGAGACTGGACTGTATGACATCGAGGTTCCAGTCATCGGGTTCAGGGGGACTGGAGATCCCTATTCGGAGATCATCAACTCAGCCAACCTGGCGCGGGGGGAGTTCGACATCATCTGGGAGAATCAGTCGTCCACTGACGGCACCTACGAGGTGGACGCCTGGACGGGTCTGTAACGTCCGGACCCGACGGGACCCCTTCATATCGGCTGTCAACAAAATATGAGCCAAAAGCTCAGTGCCCCCTCTTTATCCCGTAAGTGCCTGTTATTGCTTCATAAGCAAGTTTTTTGAAGAAACTTGTCAGATTTCCAGGGGGGCCTCTATCTCGAGAACGTCGTGGTCGTGGCCTCAAGGAGGTGTTGGCGGGGTCCCCGACTTCAGGGCGGTTCCTGCCCTATACCCCCCCTCCGAAAGGGAGGCTGTGCCGCCTCCTGGGAGAGATTCATGTCGTTTGATTTTCGCATCGCATATCCGTGCCCCCATGAGATCGTGAGGGAGCTCTCCGTCCTCGGGTCGGACGGGCGCACGTTGGCGACCACTTCTACCGTGGTAGGCACCCCACACATCTTCATGGACGGTCTTGAGGTGCCTAACGGGGGGCTCCAGATTCCCGCAAAACTCTGCTCGTCCAAGGAGGCCCCCTACAGGATCTACAGCGACGCTGCAGAGGTTTACATCTCCTCGGCTGGGATCTCCTACACTCTGGTCCTCCCAGCCGGGTACATCGACTTACAGACCATCTCGCAACTGATTTCGGGGTCCGTATCCGGCATCTCTGCCTCTGGGGTGGGGGGTTACCTCGTCTTGGAGGACACCACCTCAACTGGGAGGGGGAGCTTCGTGTCCGTTACAGGTCCCGGAGCCGCTTCTCTCGGGTTTGGCGGCCAGGGGTCGGCCAGGGGTCGGCAGCTCTGCCCCCCGTGGGTGATTGGGACGGATCCTACTGCACCCTCGACGACGGCGAGGCCCGTGTTTGTGCGAAGCCCGAAGCGGAGCCGAGCTCGTTGGGAGGTCACCTATAGGACCCCTCCCTCCCGCTGTAGACGCTGTATGACGAGTCGGGTGGAGAACGACCTCCGGGTGGATTATCCGACGGGGCATGTTGAGACGGTCCTTGACGAGGGTGTCCTCTATCAGTCCTGCATGAAGGCCCTTCTCACGGAATATCGGTCCAACTCCTACCACCCCTGGTACGGGTCGCAGCTCCTCAACATGTTGGGCAAGAAGCGCGGTTCGGGTGTTGAAACAGCCTTGGAGCAGGAGATCCGGAGGGTACTCGACAAGGTGAAGGCCCTACAGGGGGCGCAGATGAAATATCAGCAGGTTTCCTTGAAGGAGACCCTTTCCGAGGTGGTGAGCATCTCTGCCAAAACCCACCCCGACGATCCCACGACGGTATTGGTGGACATCATAGTGAAGAATGCCAGCAGCAAGAACGTGCGCCTCACATTCGTATTCACCGTTCCGGGTGTTTCGGGTGTCCTGAAGAGGAACGGGCAGATGGTGGGATCCCTTGGATAGGAGGTACAGATGAACAGCCCAGAGTTCAAAATCCCCGACGGCACCTATAAGGCGTCCGGGGTCATCACGACGACACGCGACACCCGGTTCATCTACGGAAGGTATGACGAGGAGGCGGTTGCGGATCTGGAGGTCTCCTTGAGGGGATCTGACCTGGCGGCGGATTCCGATCTCATCTCATTCCACGGGGGCCTCTTCGCGATCCCCAATCCGGAGGTCTTTCCGGACGGTCTGGCCCTCGTCACGGGGTCCAATGCTATTTCCGTGCGCGCCCAGCACACCAACGGGTCACCCTCCGAGATCTCCAGCTTGGACATCATCCTCGTCGGAGAGGGTGTCCTCGGCGTAGTCCCCGTCTCGCCCACCGCCTTACGGGCCGAATCGTTTGACGGTCGGGTGCGCGTTCTCGTGGAGGGTGGCTACAGCGGGGACATCTACGGCTACAACATCTACGCTGCATCCGTTCCCGGCGGAGGGTCTTCAGGCTACAGCCTCATCAACGTCTACCCCCTGGAAACTCCAGAGAAGAACCGCAAGGAGGTGCGCGTCGGCATTATCGACGCCGACGTTCCCATTTCCAAGGACAAAGACGGGAATCAAATCGTCGACCCCCTCCTGTTGAGACTCCGCATCGATCAAGTGGATATGGCGGGAACCTCGTTCCATTCGGACATCGACGAGGCCCTTTCGATTCCAGACGAAGCTGACGAGGTCCGGGTCTATGCATCCGTCGACACCATCACCTATTCCAACACGTACTCGTTTGACCATGTGCGAACAGCGGGATCTACATCCACCCCACCCACCGTGTCCGTGTCGGAGTTCACCTCCATTCCGGGGACGGATCCCCTCTACTATGTGGCCACGGCCCTGTATCGGGATCCCTTCGATGGAACCGAGTCGGAGTCCTCCTACTCCCCTGAGGTGTCCGCAACCCCCGTCTATGTGGTTCCCGTTGTTGCGGGTGTCCCCGCTGTATCAAGGGAGCAACTCCTAAAGAGCACTTCGCTGGCACTGTATTCGACCGATCCAACGCTCGCCCTTCACCCAGGCACCGTTATCCGGGATCTGTTCGTGGATCCATTTCTCACCGAGGCGGGGCGGATTCGGTTGGTCGTGGACTTTCTCCATCGGGCCTCCTCGTTTTCTACGCTGCTCGCCATCGACGACCCTACTGGGATCGGGAAGAGTGTTGATGTCACCGCCTCTCCCTACAAGCAGGGTGTTGCGGAGGCTCTGTTCATGAATCCCGCTTCCGGTGTGCAGCAGCTCATCAACGTGCAGTTCGACAAGCTCGCAAGCAACTTCGGAGTGGTTCGATCCAGTGGAGCTTCAGCCCGGGGGGAAGTCACCTTCTATCTGAAATCTCTCCCGACTGTTTCTATAAGCATCCCCCTCGGCACCAGGGTCATGGGCGCATCCGTCGTGTTCAGGACCGTGTCTGCGGTTTCCATTCCAGCAGACAACGCCGCCAGCTACTACAACCCCTCGAAGGGTGAGTATTCCGTAACCGTAGGGATCCGAGCTGCCACTCCAGGGGCGGGGGGGAATCAGGGATCTGGAAGGATCGGCAGGTCTGACATGTCTGGGGTCAATGTCCGGAACGATGAGGCCACATTCGGCGGGAAGGATTCGGAGAGCAATCAGGAGCTCGCCATCCGCGCCCACAGGCGACTGGCTTCCGTGGATACCGGAACCTACAGAGGGGTGTTCCAGAGCGCCGCCATGGTCCCTGGTGTGGATCAGATCAAGGTGGTGGCATCCGGCGACCCCCTGATGCAGAGGGATATGGATGAGGGAGGTGTACACCGGGGAGGCAAGGTTGATGTGTGGGTGCGGGGTGCCTCCGAGGCACAGGTCACCGATACGTTCTCGTTTACCTTCGAGATTGCCAGGGACATTCAGTTTGAGCTCACCTCCACACCGGACATGTTCGAGTTCGTAGCATTGGACGACGATCTGACGCCCTCCAACCCGATCATCGAGGTTCTCAACAAGGAGACCCCGAAGTTCGGCATCCGGAATGCCAGCACGGGGGAATACTTCGATCTGACAGATGCCAAGATCACTGGATACAACACCATCCGCCTCTCCTCGAAGGTGGATCAACCTGACCTCGACTTCGGGGATGTCGTCCTCGGGGACTACAGGTACAGGACGGGTACGCAGTACACCCTCGAGCGGCAGCCCGTGACCTCCGTGGCGGGAATCAAAGGCACCGTTGCTGGCACACTTGATGCGAAGGTGTGGACGCTCGTCCGTCCGAGTTCCCCCCTGACATATGGTCGCTCCAGTTCAGCGGGGGCCTATATCCAGGTGTCGGAGCCCCTCGACGTCGACGCGACCCTGGTCGTCCCCTCTGGGGATCTCATCACCGTGACGGATGAGTCCCACGTGATGATCGGCGAGTACGCGGAGTATATCGCCAACCTCGGGGCCATCGGTCTGACCCTCACTGTCAAATCAAGCGATGGTGAAGTCGAATACAGGGGACCCTATGACCCTTCTGTGGATTCCGACTACACCATCATCGAAGGGGATCAGACATCCGCTCTCGGCATCCAGCGCATCGAGGGGGGCAGGATCTCCGATGGGGACACCGTCCTCATTTCGTATCAGCACGACGAGAACTTCACCGTGGAGTACACCACGAACCTCGCCGTGTCCGTGACGCAGACCGACATCGACGAGAACAAGCATCTGTCAGCGGATCTCTTGGCCAAGGAGGCCGTTCCGGTCGCTGTGGACATCACAGGCACCGTGGTGGTGAACCGGGGGGCATCAGCCTCGGAGGCGGATGCCTCCATCAGGACCATGCTGACGAACCTGTTCGGGGGGCTCGGAATCGGAGACCCCATCCGACATTCCGATGTTGTACAGGCCATAGATGCTTCCTCGTCCGTGTCCTATGTCATCCTCCCCCTCACCAAGATGGCCCTCTCTGACGCGTCTCAGGTTGTTCGGGAGATCCTCCCCTCCGACCAGTTCTCCGACCAGACCCCCATTGATGCATGGTCCACAAATCAGGCACAGGTCTACCTCCTGAAGGCGCCCCTTGCACATGCCACCACCGACGGGGGAGGGGTCGAGTCCGGCAACTACACGGGTGTGTGGTCGGATGATGCTCCCGTGGAGCTCTCTCAGGGATCTCCACATCTTCTGGGATCCACCCCGGGCCAGGCGTGGATCATCGGATCTGCTGGCTTCGTGATCCCCGGGTTGAGTGACGACGATACCATCCGTTCGGAGGGTTACTCCACTGATGCCGAGATCCAGAGGCAACGGGAGGAGATCACAGCCAATCGGGTGCTGGTTTCCCTCTCCGTCGGAGAGTCCGCATCGGGCAGGGCATGGTCGGTTACCTACACCTCATACGGGGACCAGGGTGCCTTGGATCTGGAAATCGGCCCCTCGAGCTTCTTCGAGGGCGGCACCTGGATCTTCACCTATGACGAGGATCGTTCATCGACCAGGTTCTTCGGATCCACGGCGCAGGGTTATTGATGAGCAAGTATTACGATGACGATGGGACCATCCTCCCAGAGGGCGAGAGGCTTCTCTCTGAAATACAGAACCCCGCCCCGCTGACACCCCTTTCCGATTCAGCATCCCATCGGCGGGATCAGATTGCCGACCTCATCGTGGAGCGTTTCAGGGAGTCCCTCCCCTCCAACTATGTTGCACGGACTGGAGGACCCTTCTACATCAGGTTGTTCAGGGCACTTGCCCTCCAGCTCGCCGACTTTCAGATCATCGCAGAGCTCTCTACGGACGATGCATCCTGGAGTCTCACGCGCCCCGACTTCATCTATCAGATGTTTGGGTGGTCGGTGTTCCCTCGGGCAGGGCAGGACGGAAAGCCGGCGCCGCAGGTGGGCAGTGATGTGGATCTGCGGGACTTCCTTCGGCGGATGATCCTGATCCTCCTGGAGGGGGCGAAGAAGGATTCCATCGAGAGGGGGGCTGGCCTGCTCTCCGAGCTCGGCGTGGACATCGTTGAAAAGGCAGAGCATCTCTCCAAGGAGACCTCGGCGTGGGGTCTGGCGAACCAGTATGAGTTCGAGGTGAACATGGTTGCTCTCAAGGATGCAGCCGCCTCGGAGGTTGGGGGTCACTGGCACCGCATACGTGTCGATGGGAGCGGGTCGGGAAGGACTCACGGCACATACTCGGAAGACGGTTCGGAGACGCCGCACTACCACCTTGTTGAGGACTGGGTCGTCCAACCGTACCGGGACGGCCAACAGGTCGAGCACGGACATGCCGCCCGCCAGGGATTCCCCTCGGACCCCTTCACATTGAAGGGGAACGTGGATCTGATCCTGGCCGCTCTGAAGCCAGCTCACACGGTCTACTCATACAGGCACCTGTTTGTGGAGATGTTTGAGGGGGTTTTCGCTGACGAGAGTCTCGTGGAGATGGCCCCCTACTACTACCAAGACCTCCGGAGAAACTGGAGGGGTGCCCGTTCCATCACCGGGCTCGGAAACACCTCTGAAGGGGATAGGGGGATTCTTGTGGATCCCCTTCGGGACTTTCTGGAGGTCCCCTATGCCGCACCCCTCGAGATCAAGGACGGTCTCAATGCCGGGAGGTACACGGTCCGGGGAGTCTATGGGTTGGTGTCCGATTCGGATCCAGTCGCCCGGACATACACGACCTCCCCCTCGGGAATCTCAGGGTCGGCGGTCGTGGTGGATGGGGAGATTATGGATCCCGCGGTAGACCTCTCTGCCGTGTCCGCCAACGAGTACATCACCTTTCACGAGGGCCCCAATAAGGGATCCTACAGGGTCGCCGCCGTTCTCGGCACTGGGGGTGGACCTCCCGGTGCAGCCCCAGGACCCGCATCTAGAATCCGCGTTGCCAAATCCAGACTCCGCCTATTTCCGAGGATGGCCCACATCGTCGAAGGCCAAGCATACGAGGTCGAGATGGACAGACTAGGTATGGCGGAGCCCGTGCAGGCGCAGGAGGACGTATCCAATCAGTTTCTCATCTGATCCACGGTCGCCCGTCTATCGGCACGGAGGTTGTGAGGATCGGTGAAGCGAAGGAGCCCATGACATGGCAGCCATTATCAAGACATATCTAAATGGGGACCCCACCACCCTCGTGGAGGGGGCCAGCAGAGATGACCTCCGTCCTGGGGACGTGGTCACATGCGAGGCGAGCGCAGCTCCCGGTGGTGAATACCGCTGGACGCTGGCCTTCGCACCCATGGACGAGGCCGGTGCGGTCAAGTCGGCCGCCACCGTTGACGGCCAGGAAACATCTCCGCAGTGCTCGTTCACCGTTGATCACGAGGGGGCCTACCTTGTACGCCTCATCATTGATCCCGGGACTGCTACCGAGTCCGCGCAGTTCGTCCGCCTCCGGTTCCTCACCCGGTTCGGATCCCTCAAACTTGTGGCCGCTGGAGAGCGCCGCGACGGTTCGGGGATCGTTCCCGTTGATGCCACGACGGAGGGGTGGGCCAACGATCAGAACTACAACCTCCAGGAGCTCCTCCACCACATCTCCAGGACAGCCATCAGCTCGCGCACCGTCTATGTCGATGCCAACCGTGGCAACGACCCCACGAACGGTCAGAACACTGTAGAGGCGGAGGGGTACGCAGACTTCTGGAAGATCCAGGACGCCATCGATCACTGTGTAGCGGGCGGCCACTGCGGAGTCCCTGCCAGCCCAGAGCATCCGTGGTTCATCGTTGTGCGGCCCGGGCTCTACCGGGAGTCCCTCACGATCCATTCCGGGGTGATCCTCTGGGGTGATCCCTCTGGAACCGTCAACTCCGAGGTCATCGTACGCACTGAAGACACCGATGCACAGCTTCCGGGTGTCCACCATGTTGAACTCCCCAATGCGGGTGACATGGCACAGGTGTTCGGGATCCACTTCGTCAACTTCGACACCGCTGACACCGAGGGTGTCCTCCGGGTTTCAGGGGTCGCAGATGCGAGCTTCATATTGGCGGGGTCATGGGTGGAGCAGAGGGGCAACTCGGCTACGCAGGGCCCCTGCGTGGGATCCCTTCAGCCCCGTCTGAAGATCCTCGAGAGTAAACTCGAGAGTAGTGCTCTCACCAACAGCGACCGTTTCGCTGTGACCCTCTCCGGCGCAGACGCTTCTATCGTGGATTCGGAGATCCAGGGCGCAAGCGGCATCAGCGCAGACGCCTCGAGCTCCATACAAGTTCGGAAATCCCGCATCCGGGTCGAGCATCCGGATGCTTCGGCGGCGGGTATCCGCACCTGGGGTCGGACGGGCGTTCTGGGCACTGTGATCGATGTGGGGGCTTCAGACGGATGGGCCGTTGATGTCAATCCCACAGGCACCGCCGGGAACCGCATCGTGGTTTCCCACTCAAGTCTTGTGTCCTTGAGTGAGTCCACCAAGGGCGGACTCCGCTACAACACCACAGGCGTTGCAGATCCAGGCGTGCACCTCGCCTCGGTTGACTTGCCTCGCCTGGTCTTCGATCCGCCCGAGTTCGTGGACGACGCCAGGGTGACCCACGGAACCACCGGTGAGAGTCTCTTCTACAAGACTGACAAGGAGGTCCACACGAGCTCCCTGTCCACGGGGAACCTCCCTGCCGACAGTGTGCAGCAGGCCCTCGACAAGCTCCTACGTGTGGCCATCCAGGTTGCCACCCTCGACGATGCCTACGACGGCCTCCTCGACCATTCTACTGATCCGCCCACGCGCGGATCAGGGCACGGGCATCAGATTGTCGCCGATGCTACGGATGCTCTCGGCCGGGGCATCCCAGTCAGTATCGTGGACAAGACATCCCCAGACGACTTCGCAGGGGCCGCCAACTCCAAGGGGCGCCTCCAGGTTGTGTCCAACGTGGAGGTCGGAGCCATTGACGCTCCAGAGATCGACCTCGACCCCAACCCGTTCGGCGCAGGCCCGAGGGTTTCGTTCGGTAAGACCGTCTGGCCGGGAGGCTCACATAAGGCAGCCGCCGTCGTGCAGGCATCCTCCGATAAGGTTCTCGGGCGCTACTATCACCTCCGCCTCCAGACTCAAGCGAGCAACCTGGCTGGCCCCGGCTACATCGGATCAGTCGTCGTCCAGGGCGGGGACTCATTCGGCCCCGCCGACGGCGGCGCAGTCCACATCCAGTCGGGCTCGTCGGATGGCGGGACCCCAGGATCCGTCTTCATCGCCTCCGGAGAGAGCTCCCTGGTCGTGGCAGGATCTGGATCCACCGGAGCTGTCCTCACGGCGGCGAATGCTTGCGCCGACCCCGTGGGCCTTCAAGAAGATCTCTTCCTGTCCACACCCGCTGGTTCCTTCAAGGTCTCCGTCAATCCGGGATTGACCCCCGCACAGGTGGCCAGTGCCATCAACCTCGCCTCGGCAGGATCGGTCACGGCCGTAGTCACCGGAGGAGGTGAGCTCGAGCTCACTACCAACGCCACGGGACCCCTTGCGGATGTTCTACTTGTCACGGCATCTGCCCAACTCAACACGGCCCTCGGAGATCTGACCGCTGCTGCCGTCACTTATGTAGACGGCGCATATGGTGACACGTTCACCGTGCGGACCACGGACGACAACGAGCTCACGCTCGGGATCGGCGGAGCTGTCGGCCCAATGGTCTACAACGCCGACACCGGCAAACTCACCGTCCCCGGCCTCATCGACCCCTGGGGACTCATCTTCGCCGAGGTGGATCACACGCTCGTTGACGATGCGGGGATTCACCCGACCCAAGGTGAGGGTGCTGTGTTCGTCTCTAACGGCGCAGGCGGTCTCATCGACAACCACCCCCACTACCGGGGGGAGGACGACGGCGCAGGCGTGGAGCAGGATCCGCTGGCCTTCGTGCTCTCGGACGGAACCGGTAATGCCACCGAGGTGGCCTTCTGGTCTGCCGACGGCGTACTCGCCGGCGACGAGAACCTCTGGTGGGATGCGGTCAATGGACGGCTGGGTGTTGGAACCGACGCCCCCGCCACTCCGCTTCATGTTGTGGGCAACGTGGCTGCCGAATCCGGCACGGGAACCCTGAACCTTGATGTGGACGGAGCCTACGCTGGGAACATGGGCCTCTGGGCAGACGGATCACACCTTGTGGTCGGAAGCCAGACGAACAACGATTTCTTCGTGTTCCTCAACGGGCTGGAGACTCTCCAACTCACAAGGGGTGCGAGCTGGACGAAGTACACCTCTCACGGCGGCGGTGGGACGCATTTCTTCTCGGGGAATGTCGGGATCGGGGTCGATTCGGCCACGGAGCCCCTCCATGTAGTCGGTAATGGCCTGTTCACAGGTAACGTGACCGTGAACGGCGACTTGGTGGTCCAGGGTGACCAAACGACCATGAACACCTCCACGGTGCTGGTCGAGGATAAGAACATCGAGATCGGAGTCATTGACGGGGGCGGTGAAACTGACGTTTCTGCCGACGGCGGCGGCATCACCCTCAAGGGCGATACGGACAAGACCATCACCTGGGACCTGGCGACCGGGGCCTGGCATTTCAACCAGGGCATCAACATCCAGAGCTCCGCGGATCAACTGCGGATCGGGTCCAGCCTGACGGAGTATGCCACCCTCGGGGTGGACGGTGCCACAGGGCTCGCCGTTGAGAGTGTGGGTGGGCCAATCTTGGTTACTTCGGCGGGGAATCTCACGCTGGATTCTGCTGCAAGCCTGAACCTGAACACGCAGAGCAACGACGCCACACACGCCATCAACCTCGGAACGGAAAACAAGCCGGGGCCAGTCAACATCGCCACGAACGGGACGAGGGACTTGAACCTCGGGACCACGACGACCACCACGACCGTCCAGGGTGATCCCATCACCCTCGACTCGGCGGGTCAAATCTCGTTGAATGCGGCGGGGTACATCGCCGTCACAAGCTCGGCGGCCCTACACCTGGAGACAAACAGCCACACGCATGACATCAACCTTGGGGCAGAGAACAAGAACAGTCCGATCAACATCGGCACGGGCGGTACACGCGCCATCACGATGTCGAGTGCCAACTCAGAGGTGATCATCAACGGACCCGCTTCGGGATCCGGCAAGGCCCTCACCGTCAACGGCGATGTGAAGATCACGGGGGTCCTGGACCCCACCGCGGTCGTCATCACGCACCAGGCAGCCGGCCCCATGCTGGCCGTCGGAGAGTCCTCCCTCTGGGTGGATGATTCCGGTGCGGTCAAGTTCTACAAGCGACTGGTCGAGGGGGATGCCACAACGGGCACCGCCGACGGCCTGGCCCTCTCGTCGGAGCTCACGACGCTCCAATCCACCGTGTCCGCCATGACGGACACGCTTCCTCCCGTGACAGGGGGCGACAACGGAAGCACTCTGCTCGTCGTCGGTGGTGCCTGGTCGGTCGGTTCCGCTTCTGGGCTCGTCGATGGTGTTGCATCTGGGGATCTTCTTTCATGGGACGGCGCAGCCTGGATCGCCTCGAGTCTGACGACTGACGGTGTCCTCGGCGCTCTTGCTGTCCTACCGGGGATCGCGGAGGGCAACATCCTCAAGGTCGTGGATGATGGAGCAGGGAACCTCTCCTGGGCAGCAGGGGCCGATGAGGAGGGTTCCGAAGACGGCCACGTGCATGCCCAATACGCAACAGGCGCAGAGCTCGCGTCCCACACTCACGACTACATCGCGACCTCCCATGTCGTAAACGCCATCGTCGCCACAGACATCTCCAACTGGACCACGGCGCACGGATGGGGAGACCACGCTGGTCTGTATTCCGCAGCAGCACACAACCATGACTCGGCATATGCAGCAGCAGCACACAACCATGACTCGGCATATGCCGCAGCAGCTCATGCCCACGGCGTAGACGACCTCTCGGATGCCAGGGTGGATACCCCTGCCTATCTGGAGATCACTGAGCTCACAGCTTCTAACGCTGATGGGATCCTTATCCTTCGTGTCGGCAAGGTCGGAGCCGCGGGTGACGGAGACGAGGTCCAGCTCCATCAACTCGCCAATAATGCCGACCCTCTCTTCATTGAGGCAAACGGTGAGCATCTCGGCATTGAGTACCCCGCAGGTGCGGCGACCCTCCAAGAGATCATCGACGGTATCAATGCTGTTGCGGGGTGGGCGGCTCTCCCGCTTCCCGGATCCGAGGTGGATACATCGAATAATGTCGTGCGGCATCCTTCGGGACCCACTGAGACTGATCTCCCTGTCGGCAACGGTGGCGGAGCTGCTCCTGGAGCCTCTCTACATCATGTGGCTGGGGAGTGGGTTCCTCTCGCACCTTCCAGCTACGCCCTCGCCAGTCACGATCACGACTACCTCGAGTGGGGTGCCTCTGGACTGACGATGGAGGGGCACATCCTCCCCGACACGAATGCTGTCTACGACATCGGGTCTGCCGAGTTCAAGATCAGGCACCTGTTCCTCTCGGACAACTCGCTCTGGATTGGCGACTCGCACAAGACGGGCACCAAGAAGGGTGGTCGAGTAGGGGTGAAGAAGCGCAAGGGAGCGGGCCAGGCCGCCGACTGGATCCCATCCAAGCTCGATATGCGCCTGCACCAGTTTCTCTCGCTTCCGGGGTGCCCCCTTGTGAGTCCCACGCAGTTGTCCGGGGCACAAGCAGGCAACGCGACGCCGAACTTTCCAGATGGATCGACTCTGGAGTCATGGGGTGCCGGAGTCGGTGTCAATGACTACACGGCCATCAGCCCCGAAGCACAACTTCAGTGGAGGGGTTTCCTTCTCGGGGCGTGGTGTGCCCAAGCGGCGGGGTATGTCCCCTCGATGGGGTCAACCGATGTAAACGACAGGTCGACATGGACCCTTGGTGATTGGCATTGGACCTTGCTCATGTCGTCCATCTTGGGCTTCGCTTCCGCTTATGTGAGTGGTTGGAACTATGACCACGATGCCGGTGCCCTCACCGATACAGCCACTACGGACGTGGCCCAGGTCGTGCATCTCTTTTCGGCAGCAAGCACCATGGCAGACGACGGCCTCGGCGGCAGCGCCCCTAATGATCGGAACGTGATGCTCCGGGGCGTGGGCGACATCTTCGACGAGGATGCGGACTTCGAGGGCGATCCCGACATCATCGAGGTGCGGCAGTACCTTCCTATTGGGGCCGGCGCCACCACCACCACCGTGGTGGCTCCAGGTGATTGCTACGTGGGGATCGAAACAGAGAGTGCTGCTGCCAGTCTCGGCCTCGACGCAGGGGTCAGCGGTTTTTTCTCGTGTTACCTCCCCGACACCGAAGCAGAAGGGGCCGTCCAGGGTCGGAGGGTCATCATCAGCAACGAGTCTGATCCAACATCGGGTGACACCGAGCACTTTCCCATCACAATCTCCGTGCGGAATGGTGCTGGGGCCCTCACTGGCAAAGTCAGCGGGATGGACTCCTGGGATATTCCGATGATGACCGCCATGACGCTTGTCTGCGTGGGCGGCGAAGGGGCCGCCTGCAAGTGGTTCATAACAGGTCGCTCATAGGAGGGGCTCTAGATGTCCAGTAGCGATCCCAACATTCCATTCGGATTCGGGCCCTTCGACGAGAACGGAGTGCCTGTCTGCCCACCGAGCCCAGCGGGGCGGGGTTATGGTGGCACGACCGACCCAGATGCAGGGGCCCTATACGGATTCAGTCCCTACGGCAGCGGCCAGCACCCGAGGCCCCCGTTCCCGCCCTACGAGGGCTACGGTGCCCTGCCATACGGTACATCGCCATACGGTGCTGGTGACGGAGAGGGTCCATGGATTACCTCCGCCATCCCCACCGACGGCCAACATCTCCTGGTGACCTTCAACGAGCTCGTAACCCTCGACTCTGTGTTCGGATCCCTCGACCACTGGGCGATCACTCCAGTGTATGGCTGCACACCAACGGTGGAGGCGGTGTCCGCCACGGCAGCGAATGACCTGACGGATCTCACCCCAGAAGGTGTCATCCAGGTTCTTGTCCAGCACTCGGGGACGACGCTTGGAGGCCGCTACACCGTCAAGGTGGATCCTCTTGAGGACACTTTGGGCAACGTAGCAGTGGACGGCATGAACTCCGAGGGGTTCCTCGCCCTGGGCGTCGGGAACACCATCGAGAGTGTCGAGGTGGATTCGGGCGGTTCATACATTGTTGCGAGCTTCTCCCGTCCCCTGGGATCCGGAGCTGAGGATCCCTCCTCCTATGAGGTGTCCGGAACCTACCCTATCGAACCCTCGGTGACCTCCGCACAACTGGACGGCAGCGATACTTCCAGGGTCAAGCTCGGCATCCTTGGCATGACCTCCGTGGAGTACGGCCTTTTGGCGGGACCCGCCAAGGCCTTCAGGTATGATCCCCTGGCCGGCCTTCCGTCTGGCGCTGTCGAGCTGGGGACTGGGGAGGCATACGTCATTGGGCCCAATCCGTCGGGCCCCTCACCGGCAGCTCTGATTCTGACGAAGGAGGCGGGGTCCCCGTACGGGTGGCATTTCCCCGACTCCACGGGATCCAGGATGGTTGCTGGATGCACGTTTCAGGCTGATGTGTCGTTCGATGCCTCATCGGCCTCCTTCGTACCATCCGTCCAGTCGTCTGCGATGGCAATCCATGTGTGCGATGGAGCGGTCCAGGCGAGTCTGTTGCTCTCGGGTGGGGTTGTATCGAAGACGATCACACTCTCGAGTGGGAGTTTGTCCGTATCGGCGGCCGCGGCCTGGGATCTCGGACCTGTCAATCTCACGATTCTCCGCAACGCAACCTCGGGGCACTGGGCCGTCCTTCTGAACGGTGCCCCCCTCATCTGCGTTCCCGTGGTCGGGGTGGGTTCCCCAGATGCGGCCCCCGTCATGTCCCCCGGCGTCCAGCTCGTCCTGGCGGCAGAATACATCGTCCGCAATCTTCCGATTCATGGGGTGTCCCTCACCGCATCCTCGACGATCTACGGGGAGGACCTGAACTTTGTTCACGAGACACCAGCTCCGTTCACTGGCTCCGCTGGGATGGCCCTGGACGCGCTGTGGACGAGCAGGGGTCCCATCACAAAAGGGTGGGGTGACGGACGACCAGGCGCCCCGGAGGATGTATCCGTTTCGGTGAACGGGGTTGAAGTCGCTGTCGGATCCGTCAACCCCTTCCTCGGAAGGGTGACCACCGAGATCCCCGTCCCCCGTATGCCTGCGGGATCTATCAATGTTCAGATCGACTACTCGTGGATCGCAACCCCCCGCATGTCCATGGGCGGTCTGAACACCCCCGGATCCACGCTCAACAAGTGGGATCATTCGGGGCACCGGACGGCGAGCTCCAGCGGATCCTGGGAGGGAGGGGGTCCCGATGAGGGCACCCGCTTCCCGATGGCCTTGGCACTCGTCCGCCCAGCTCGCCCTGCGCCCACTCTGACATCCCACAGATACATCGGGTTCGAGAGGGGGTACACGGCCAGCCTGAACGATGCCACCTCCCTCACCCTGAACTCCAGCCCCCACCTGCAGGGGCCTATAAACAAGTTCAA